AATCATCTATGTCTATAGCTGGAAGGTCATTATCAAGAATGTCTATAGATGAACTATTAACTTTTAGAGATAGATACAAAGCTGAATATCTTAAAGAAGTTAAAATACAAAGAATTAAAAATAAACGAGGGTCAGGGAATACTATCAAGGTTAATTTTGGTAGAACCACTGGCTCAACTCCTAAGAGCTACACATAATGGCATGGTATAACAGAATATTAGGCGTAAATGAGCCTAAGAAAAAGAAAAGACAAGCATACAGAAGAAGCTACACTGGTGCTAATACTGGAAGATTGTTTGCAGATTTTGTTACCACATCTACAAGTGCTGATGCTGAAATAAAAGATAACATAAGAATATTAAGAGACAGAGCAAGAGAATTAGCAAGAAACGATAGCTATATTGCAAGATACTTAAACCTGATGGTATCTAATGTTATCGGTAAGCATGGCATAAGAGTTTCCAGCAAAGGACGTGACGATAATGGCACGTTAGACCTTGCTGGAAACCAGCTCATTGAAACAGCTTGGAAAGAATGGGGTCAGGTTGGTAATTGTACGACTAATGGAAGATTATCATTCTTAGATTGTCAGAAAATATTTGTTGAATCATTATGTAGAGATGGTGAAGTTTTAATCAGGAAAATAAAAGACAGCAATTCGCCTTTTGGTTTTCAGTTACAGTTTTTAGAAGCAGACCATTTAGATGAAAATAAAAATGATGTTTATAAAGCTACTGGCAACAGAATCAAGATGGGTGTTGAAGTAGATAAGTATGACAGACCAGTTGCTTATCATTTATATAAAGACCATCCATACGATAGAGTTTATTTATCTCAAGCACAACACATTAGAGTACCTGCTGATGAGATTATCCATGCTTACCTACCTACTAGAGCAGAACAAACTAGAGGTGTTTCTTTGGTTGCTACAGCTATGGCTAATGTGAAGATGTTAAATGGTTATTTAGAAGCTGAGATAGTTGCAGCTAGAGTTGGTGCATCTAAGATGGGTTTCTTTACTTCACCTGATGGTGATGGATATGTTGGTGATGGTGAATATGAAGATACCTTTAATCCAACAATGAATGCTCAGGCTGGTGTATTTGAACAACTACCAGCAGGAATGGATTTTCGCAGCTTTGACCCTACACATCCAACATCTGCATTTGATTCTTTTACAACTAGTGTTTTAAGAAGTATCGCATCAGGTTTGAATATTTCTTATCATTCTCTATCTAATGATTTAACTTCAGTTAATTATTCTTCAATAAGACAAGGTGCTTTAGAAGATAGAAGTATGTATCAGATATATCAACAATTTGTAATTGAGCATTTTGTAAATCCAGTATTCCAATCTTGGTTAGAGATGGCTATATCAACTGGATATATCAATCTACCAATGGGTAAATATGATAAGTTTGCTAGGTCAATTAATTACATACCTAGAAGTTTTGCTTGGATTGACCCTTTAAAAGAAATGCAAGCAAATGTAATTGGTTTACAAAATGGAACACTTACTTATGCTGATATTAGCAGTTCATACGGAAGAGATACAGAAGAACTTTTTGAACAACATCAAAAAGAAATAGAACTAGCCAAACAATATGATATTGAACTAGCCTATCAACCATTTGGTCAGAAACTACCTGTAGAAGCAAAGATACAGGGTGGAGATGAAGAAGAAGATGCCTAGACCTAATGATGGTATGAAATCTGAAGCTCAAAAAGGCTTAGACTGGAGAGAAGAGCTTGGTCGTGGCGGTACTAGAGTTGGAGCTGTAAGAGCAAGACAAATAGTGGCTGGTGAAAATCTATCTGACGATACAGTAAAAAGAATGTATAGCTTCTTTTCAAGACATGAAGTAGATAAGCAAGCTGAAGGTTTTAGTGCTGGTGAAGAGGGTTATCCTTCTAATGGAAGAATAGCTTGGGCATTATGGGGTGGAGATGCTGGATTTAGCTGGTCAAAAAGATTGGTAGAACAAATGAAAAAAGAAGATGAAAGACAAACAAGTTTTGATTCGCAAGAATCAGAAAAACATCCTTTATTAACAAATGAAGAGGAGAAATCTATGAATAAAGAAGATAGACATATCCTTAATGTGAGTGAAACTGACGATAAAGTTATTGTTGAATTCGCAAAGCATGAGGATGTAGAACAAGAAGGTGATGAAGTAGAAATAACTGACGAAGTATCTATGATTCATGAAGATGAGGAAAGAAAAGTGATTGATATGCCTATGAAATATAGAACTATTGATTTATCAAAACATTCTTATCTTGATGAAGAAAAAAGGGTAGTTCGCGTAGGTGTTTCTTCTGAAGAACCTGTAGAACGTAGTTTTGGCATGGAAGTGCTAGGACATTCTGCTGGTGATATAAACATGGAGTTTATAGCATCAGGAAGAGCACCATTATTGCTTGACCATGATATGACTAAGCAAATTGGTGTAATTGAAGAATTCAAATTAGATGAGACAGCAAAAAGGACAACTGCTGTAGTTAGATTTGGTAAATCTGCTTTAGCTCGTGAAGTATTTGAAGATGTGGCTGATGGTATACGAATGAACATTTCAGTTGGCTACAGAATTGATAAGTTGGAACGATATGAAAACAATGGTGAGACTTACTATAAAGCTCAATGGACACCTATGGAAGTATCCAGTGTGTCTGTTCCTGCTGACCAGTCAAGGCTCGTTGGAGTTGGTCGTTCTAAAGATAAACAACACAAAAACATTGAGGTAAAACTAATGGAAAACGAAAAGAAACAAGATATTAATCTTGACGAAGTTAGAACTCAGACTATTGATGAAGCAAAAGCCGAATTTAAAAGAAACTCAAAAGAGATTATAGATTTAGCTGCTAGACACAATAAAAGAGATTTAGCTGATAAAGCAATTAGTGATGGTATTTCAGTTGAAGAATTTAGAGGCGTATTATTAGAAAATATTTCTAACAACACTCCTTTAGAAACTCCTTCAGAAATTGGCATGACTAAAAAAGAAGTAAGACAATTTAGCCTAGTAAAAGCTATTAGAGCTATGGCTAATCCGTCTGATAGAAAAGCACAAGAAGAAGCAGCATTTGAATTTGAATGTTCTGCTGAAGCTGCAAGACAGTATGGTAAAGATGCACAAGGTATCATGTTACCTGCTGAAGTCTTAGGAAGATGGAGTAAAAGAGACATTAACACTGGTGATGACTCAACTCTTGTATCTGAAAATTATTTAGCGGGCAGCTTTATTGATGTCTTAAGAAACTCATCATCAGTTTTAGCTGCTGGTGCGACAACTCTTAATAATTTGCAAGGGAACGTTGTTATACCTAAGAAAACTGCTGCTTCATCTGCTGGCTGGATTGCTACAGAAGGTAATGCTGCTTCTGAATCAGAATTTACTTCAGGTTCAGTAACAATGACACCTAAAGTAGTTGGTGCTTTCACTGATGCAACAAGATTGTTGTTACAACAATCATCACTTGATATTGAGAACTTAATCAGAGATGACCTAACAAAATCAATTGCTACTGCAATTGACTTAGGTGCTTTAACTGGTTCAGGTACAAGTGGTCAGCCTACAGGTATCAAAAATACTTCAGGTATTAACACTACAACTTTTGCTGCTGCAAACCCAACTTTCGCTGAGATAATCGCAATGGAAAGTGAAGTTGCAAACGACAATGGTTTAGTTGGTAACTTAGGTTATATTTGTAAACCTTCAGACTATGGAACATTAAAAACTACTTCTAAAGACAGTGGTAGTGGTATGTTTGTAGTTGAGCCTGATGGAAGAATGAATGGCTACAATGTTGTCAGAAGTAATCAAGTAACTGCTGGAGACTTCTATTTCGGTAATTTTGCTGATTTATTAGTTGGTTTCTACTCAGGTCTTGATATAACTGTTGACCCATATAGCCTGTCTAACACAGGTAGCATTAGAATAGTTGCTTTACAAACTATGGACGTAGCAGTACGTCATGCTGTGAGCTTCTGTGTATCTAATGATGGTGCATAATTAACCAATGCTTAAATGGAATGGGGGTAGCAATACCCCCAACTTAAATATGAAAAAATATACAATTTTAAAAGATACAGTTGCAGGTGGACAAAGAGTTCATGCTGGCGATATAGTTGAATTACCTGAGCATGAAGGTCATGCCTTATGTGGATATGGTAAAGCTGAAGTTCATGTAGGTAAACCTAAAGCTGAAAAACAAGAT